ATAGCTGACCAAGTTTAATAGCATAACAAGCGGATAACCCCGATTTGTGACAAGTCGGAGCTATCTAAATCATAAGTTAAAAGTTATTATGAAAAATCATTGTTGTATCAATACTATACCCCATCGGCATAATAACAGTCACAATAGTTACACGAACACCAAAGGGATCCCCACAGAAAGCTTCATTGGGAATACGGTGTATTTAGCTATGAATAACAACTATATGTCAAGAATGGATAGGATCGGAAAAAAGTCATACTGAAGCATCTTAGTAAAAGAACAATCATCGTCCTATCAAGTGCTACCCGGCATTATCTATATCAGTCCGGCAAAAGCATGAAAGGAGAAATATACCGAATATCCTAGAAGAGAAAGAAATATTCATGTCCGCCAATAACAAATCCACCACAAATACAACCAAGGGTTGCTGCTATTAACGGCTACGTACCATTTCAATTACAGCACTGTATTTCACAACTCTATGATTGGCAAGGCAAAAAAAGATGTAAAAATTGCATTAAACCTCCTCTATCGGCTTGGACCAAACTTCCTCTTTCGTTTCTTTACACATTACGGAAATAGTTCCTCCAACAAAATCCTTCACATATCCTTTGCGTTCAGCCAACATATCTTCCGCCATTCTAATGGCCTTAGCCTTATCTTTCAATGAAAATCCTTTATTAGCAAAATCATTACCTTCTTTAAAATATATATCATAAGTTTCCATTGTATCACCTTTTTAAATTTGAGTGGCAAAGATAAAACCTACAATTATTATGCACAAGAGATTTCTTAATTATTTTTCGAATATTGTCAAGAAACAATTTAACTAAAAAAATTCCCGACTTATCACAAGCCGGGAATTCATGTAAAAGCACTATTATAAATATACTAACTATTGCAAAATTTTACCATCTTCACCTAAGAACAATGTCTGTTCATGAGCATCACTTGTCAACACATTAATTTTATAAATACGGCTTCCATCAATGCCATAGGCCATAAAAGCCTGCTTTATCATAGCACCTTCCAGTGCAAGCCTGTCCATCACGGCTTCCGGCACATCATTCATATAGATTTCCGAG